GAATGGGTTGTCTGGTAATTCCACCCATGGTTGATTTACTACTACTAGTGTGTTTGTGTATTTGGAGTCTTGTCTTCTTGATTTGCCTATTCTTTGATTTAGTCCCATACCTATTTTATCAGCTAAAGTGGCTGCGTTATGCATTTTACCTCCCTTACCATCAAAAGTCATTTTACAGGGTACTGAACCAACAGAATCCCATAAAAATAACAAATCGTATTCTAACTCACCTTTATCTTGTGCGTCAAGTAAAGTATTAATATAATCAGTAATTTCTTCTATATACTGAAAGTCATTATTAAATAAGAAAAAACCATCCCAATCTACTTCACCAGTAGTTTTATCTACAACCTCCTCACAATCAAAACCCAAAAGTTTAGCGTGTTCAAATCCCCATTTTTGTTCTGTAATAATTAATACAGGTAAAATTCCTTTTTTTTGTGCATCAACAGCTGACTTTATTAAGGCTGTAGTTTTTCCAGTATCAGAATGCCCTAAAAACATTTGTAAATGTCCCATAGCTGGACCTGGTAACCCAGTAGCATCAAGAAAAGCTTTGCCTAAATCAAAAAATCTTTCTGGTTTAAACTTAGCTTTCTTTGAGAATTTATTCTTTAAATCCGAGAATGTTCTTTTTTTCAATGCCATGTCTCTAATTAAAATGGTAAGTCTTCGTCTGCTGGTTCGTTTGCTTGTGGGTCTTTAGTCACACCAATTGTTGTTGTACTGGTGGTTTTTGTTGTTGCATTAGGGTCATCATAAACATATTTTTTAAGTTCTGAGTCCCATACTGGGTCTAGCCCTTTAGCTATAGCTTCAAGATACTCTATCGGTTTCTGAGAATATACGTCTTTCCAAGTTCTTTCATCTTCAGACCATTCTTTTAATTTAGTATCATCACTAGATAATGATGATGGGTCTTCATACATAACAGTAGATACTGTAGTGTACTCACCTCTACCTCCTGGTAATGGAACTGATTGTAACATTAAAGTCAAATCTCTACCTTCATTAAGGTCTGTTACATCACCTTTCTTTTGCCAAATAGGAATTATTTTATCGATTGGGCCGTCTCCTCTCCAATTATGTTTAAATCTCCAGAATTTAACACCATCTTCTTCATTATCTCTATCGATAACTTTTACAATATAGAATTTTTGTGAACGATAAGAACGAGCTAACTCTTTTGATTGTGCGTCACCCGCTAATCTTAAAGCTTCCTCAACCTCATTTAATGGACTTCTTTCTCCAGATGGTTTCCCTTGTTCATCTTTTCCTGGGTCATAAAGTTTTTGCCATCTTCCTTGTACTTGTGTGTTATGGAAATATACTTCTTTAAATGGTGATGTACCATCTGTAGTTGGTATGATTCTGATTGTTTTTTCTCCTGACTTGGTTCCTTTGGGTAACATGAGTGAAAGATATTGTTTCATTCTCTCTTCTGATGTCATTTGTGGTTTTGCTGAACCTACTGGTTGTTTGTTTTTTTCGTATTGGGCTAATACAGCGTCTAGACTACTCATAAATTTTTGTTTTTTTTAAAATTAATTATTGTGTTTCTTGTTAAATATAACAACATAATAATTAATAGTCAAACAAATTTAAGGGGATGTTTTACTCTTCTTCGGACGAAGGGTCAAAACTTTTTTCGATATCGTCATCATTATAAGAATCCACGTCTTCTGGTGTTAAAATATATTGTTTTTTACCTGTTTTGTCAAAAACTTCTTCCTTGTCGGTAAAAAAATCACTTAGACTATTCTCAAATGGACCACTATCGTATTTTCTTAAACCTAACTTTTCTTCCTCGGTTTTAGGTCTATATTCATCTATCTTAGTTTCCAAACTATTAATTTTACTAACCATATCATCCATAGAAGATAAATGTGTTTCTAAGTCAGATAACTTACTAATTAAATCATCTAGTGATTCAGAATTCTTAGTTAATATGTCTTTTTGGTCTTCTAATTCGGTGTTAACTTCTTCTTGTTTTGTTACCAAATCAGTAACATCTAATTCTTTTGTATCCTCAGATTCCATGTCAGCCATATCATCTTCCATACCTATCTCATCCTCTACACCCTCAATATCACCTTCTTCATCACCCATCATATCATCTTCAATAGCTGCGTCGTCTTCTATTGCAGCATCTTCTTCACCTTCCAAGTCTTCAACCGCTGCATCTGGGTCTAACTCAACTTCTTCTTGTTCCCCCATTTCTTGACGATTTTTAAACTTTTTTAGAATGTCTGACCCTCCTTGTGCTGTTTCAAACCCGGAACCGCCGCCTATACCAATCACTTGTTCATCAAGATTAGTTGAATTGTGGCCAATTTCTCTAAATCTAGATAATTCTTTTATTAATTCGTTCTCTATATTACTCATTTAATAATTGTTTTATTGTTCCTGATGGAGATTCGACTTGAACCTTTCTATTAACCCTAATACTGTTCTCAACTCTCTCTATTAGTCCGTCTCTACTTTTAATTGTATAACATATCCCAGTATCTAAATCACAAACTTGTTGTCCTTCTGGTGTTTGTCCATTATCAACAACATTGTTTGTTGGTTTACCTAGAAAATTTCCTAATTTACTTTTTAAAGATTCTGTAATCATAATTTAAATGTTTTTTTAATGTTATTCCTGTATATAAATATCGTTAAATTCATTAATAGTCAATATATGTTAACTCCCAAAAGTTGGTAAGAAATTTTTGGGGTTTAAAATATGCCATATCGGCTTACCATTTTTAACAACTTTTCTTCTTATTTCTAAATGTAAGTGTGGACTTTTAGATGGCCCACTATTCCCTAATTGAGCTATAGCTTTACCACTTTCATAACCTAAGTCGTCCATACCAAAACTATCGTTCAACCCTATTGAGATATCTTTCCTTAGGAATCCATATATAATTTTATACTCTACTGTTTCATTTTCTATTGCTCCTGGATTGATTGAGAATGTAGTTTCTATGTAATTACCGTACTTACCACATGCTTCTTTTGTGTCTTGTGGGTCACAGAAATCAACAATTTTTGTAACGGTACCTTTCATCATTGGGTATATTGGTATACCACCTTCTGCGGCTTCATCTTCCCAATCTGGTTTTATTTGTAAATCTAGTCCAAGATGTACCCTAGTTGGGTGGTCTTCTGGTACATTTACAAATTCTGGACTTACTGGGTCAAAGAAACCAGCTCTAATACTATCATCTTCTAAATCACTTATTGTAGTTCCAGAATCATAATAATTATTATCATTAGCTGTTAATTTTAATTGTTTTGGTGTGGCGTTATTATCATCTAAGTAAACATCGGCTCTTTGTTCTTTTAATCTACTTTCAGCTTCTTGGAATAATTTTTCATTTAATCTAAGTACTAGGTCGTTAATGTCTGGTAATTTTGCTATAGGCACTCTTACACCTTCAAATGTTGTTTCTATATTATTTGGTGTTATATTATGACTAACATTTATAATTAGGTATGGTCCATTAAACATTGGTAGGTATCTTATCTGGAAATATTGTGTTGGTTGTATTGTTACATTACCAACACATGATATAGATGCTGTATAAGACCTACTAGCATACACATTATATAGTGCTGATGATGCCATGGAAGTTGCGTTACCACCACCAGAATCAGCTATTTCTTGTAGTATCTGATAACTTTCTGAAGTATTCTGGTATTGTGCTTGGTCTAATGTAATAGATTCAAATACGTTTTGATTTGGTATTCCAAAATCAACGGTGAATCCCATAACTTTACTAGATTTAGCCACCCCTTTATCTTGTGGACAACTACACCCCAATAGTGGGTTTGGTGTGGTTTTATTTAACGGATATGTGTCATTGGAAAATCCATTGTTCTGTGTTTTCACATCTAATTGGTCTGATTTTTTACCAATATACTGACATAAAAAAGCTGGTGCTGATTCCAGATAATCTACTGTATCAAATGTACCGAACATACTATTTCCTTGAACTTGTGCGTTATCCCCACCTACTTGATAGAAATTTATATATGATGGTAAAGCTATGAAGTTGAATCCATTATTTGCTAATATCGTATTTATGAACGAATCGACACTTTGTGTTAGAGTTTTATCATTTCCTGGTGCAAATGGGGAATCTAACTTTAGTATGTCCCATATATTTACATAAGCATCATCACCAATATCTCTATTTGCTCTATCGAAAAATAAGAATTTTTCAAATAGTGTCTCTTGTTTTAAACTAATACCTGATATCCACCTATCATTAATATTCTTAAATTGACTATATAATTCTAATTTTAAGTCGTCACCTTCAACACTAGTTCTATTATCTATAAAGTCATCTTCATTTTTAGATTTTTTAACTTTCTGTCCTTCGGTGATATTTTTGTTTAATTTTTTTATTAAATTATTTACATACTGTTTTTCCTTAGGGGCAAACTTTGTATCAAAATTATCTATAAAGTTAATTATGAAGTCATTTGCACTATAAGTTGCGGATGGGGGTGTTTGATTACTATAATATAATTTTATGATTGGGGCAAAAGCTTTTATATTTTCAGAATTAAATTCTATCCCAGCACCTTTATTACCACCTATAGCTGCTGACGTAAAAAAGTGGTACATTTTATTGGTTGTGTCTGTCGGTATTAGGTGATTATATTGTGGTGTAGTAATGGACGAGTAGAATTCACCCACATGTATCCTCATGTCTTGATACTCTACTGGATTACCCACAAAACTATTTCCTAGTGAGGGAATAGAAGTTGAGCTAGCACTGTACACACCAAAATCATATTCTTTACTATTATTTGCTAGAGCTCGTAATCTTTGCATTAAGGTTGCGTTATTAAATACCGAATCCAAATTTGTTGTAGACCTATGAGCATATGTAATATTACTAAAGATAAATTTATGTAATATAGAAAGAAATTTCTTTGTTTGTGCTGTGGATAAGGTAGTTGGGTTAATGGTGCCCAGAGCAACTTGATTTGGTGTTAACCATGATTCTTCTATAACCATACTCTCTTTAATAATCTTTTTAAATGTGTCGGTATTACCTATAGACGGTTCTGTGCTACCTGTTGGATTTGAGAATGATAAGAATAATCCTTCAAAAAAATCTAGTTGTTCTGTATTGAATACCCCTCTTAGTTCTTCTATGGTAGAGTAGTCTAAATTTTCACTGAATCTCCAAGAATCTTGTGTAGCAGCTGATGGTTTGATTTTCTTAATGTACGAATTCGATGGTGGTAGATATGATGGTTTATGCTGCATGTACCCATAATTGGATAACCCCCATATTACTCTACTAGCACCATTATGTATAGCGTTATTATTAAATAACATTGTGGTTTCTGGTTGCCCACCAACGTCTGTTTGGATGAGTCCTCCGGAGGATGGGTAAAGTATGTAGTACCTATTTGGTTTTTCTTGATTAACGAATTTAACTCCTAGATTTTCATTAGTTATATTTAATGAGTCTAGCCATACATCGTAAAAATTTACTTCTGTTGTTCCGGAAGGGTCTGGGGACGTATCTTTATCTTTAACTACTGTTAACTGTGAATTAACTTTTATACTTAATGGTGCTGTTCCAGCACCACCATCTATTATATTGTTAAGGTTTAACGGTGGTAGTGGTACGTTGGCTCCAGTAGCTATATAATGCATAGCTTTTATAATACTAGGATAAACACCAACATTCATAGTATTTATTGGTCTTACTGGTGAAGCCATTGTGTCAGCCGATAATTCAGCTACAAATTCTCTTGTTATTCCGTTATCATCATAATTATATAATTTTGTTATTGACTGACCACTTGCATCATATACATTTGATGGTCCTGTAGTGCCGGTACCACCTATACTCCCCCACACACCTAACATAGGGTCTGATGTAACACCGTTTACTATAGTTTCTTTATATCTCCACCAAATGGACCCAATCCTCATTAATAACGAAACTGGTACATCATGTAATGCTGGTACCTGATTAAATAACTCTGATATATATGCACCAAATTCATCACCAACATCAGTACCAACTAAAACTTTTTCCCTGAATGTAGGTAGTGGTAACGAATTTAAAAATAGATATGCAGCTTCTTTATAAGCTTCTTTGACCCCAGCATGTTCATTTGCGACACCTTTTAATAAAGAGTTTATAAAATATGGTGTGTTCAACATTGAAGTTATCCTTTCGTTGCCTTCACTAGTTACTACTGGGTCCCCTGGAGCTCCAGTACCTGTTGCACCTGACGTTGATTTTAAAATACCTTCCGTTATAAGTAATTTATTAGTTATTAGATTATTATAGTAATCATCTACTAAATTTCTGTCTGTTAATTCAGTAATATCTGGGAATCTTGAAAATAGTCTTTCCTCCTCTTTTTCTTCTATACTGGTGGAAGAATACATACTGTCAGTATAATAGTATGTATCTGATGTGTCTCTTAATACATCTGTATCATGGACATTATAATCTAAATTTTTATCAACCCTATAGAAATCAACACTACTAGCTGTATAAGCTCCAGCAAAATTTTGACGTACCCAGTTACCATATCTTGTTGGGGCTAGGTCAAATAATCCCGCCGCACTCTTATCTAATTTTAAAGCATCCAAACTTTTAGGGAATTCCTCAGCTATCACACTATATGGTTGTCCGACATATGAATATTCGTATGTTTTTCTATTGTAGGTTGGTAGTACGACATCTTCTAAATCATATAACATATATGTGGAAGCGTCTGCTACCTCTAATATTGTTTTTATGTCGTCGATATTGTTAATCTTACTGAATAATTCTTTCATGTTAGTGAACTCCTTTATAACATTATATAAATTATTAGCGTCGTAGTTTGATATTTCATTAATGGACTCACCCAACATACCTGAGGTATTTTGCATATACCTAGTTGATAGGCTTCCATATCTTACAGCTTCCTGAGCTCTATTAAGTATCTCAAATAGTAGGTTGCTGTAATCGTGGTATTCGGTATATGGTGTCCCTCCAGTCCCCCAGTCTCTAACTGTTATAGGTGTGTATTGTCTAACACCAGATGAACCTACCCCATTAAAATTGAAATCCACAGATTTGTACACACTTGTCTTAGTATATTCTTCTACAAAATCTACTTCTGGCCATATTTCTTTATTATTACCCTCTGTAGTATCTACAGCGTCTTCAGCCCCTAAATACGTTATTACTGAAGATGTACAACATTCTTTTTCTTCTTTTGTTACTGAATATTGTGGCCAAGGAAAAACAACATCTGTTTTTTTTGTGTCGTTTGACTCTTTAGATACATTTAATCTTTTTTCATTTTTACTGTTTTTCATGGCTTTTGTGTGAACCTCATCCATTAATCTTAAGAATGTATCTGTACCACTAATTATAACAGCAAAAACATTACGTATGGTTGGTTTGAATCCTATTTCTTTTTCTAACCTAGTGTTCAAAACATCAGTTATTTCTTTGGCCATTTTCTTTGCTTGTGATTCTGGTCCACCGTCAAATTGTTTTTTCTGTTTAAGCCATAACTGCATTATAGTTTTTTCAAAAGCGTCAATCATAAAATAATCACCTCTTGTATTTTCTAACTTACTTGTATCTTTTACTTCCGGACCTGTGGAACTATTAATTTTAGACTGAGAAAACATTAACCCCGGATAGTCTTTTGGGTCAGGGAATTGGAAATTGACTTTGTAATCACCTGTTGTACCAAATGTTGGGTTTTTTATAAGTAACTTATGGTATTTCAATAGTATTGCGTCTAGTGCTTGAGATGCGTTGTCTTCTATTTTTCCTACGTCTACGTAGTAGTTTGGTTGTGATGCATCAGTAGGTATATTTTTTAATGGATAAGCACTTACAGACTTTGTTGCCCCGGTCGCGATAGTTTCTGATGGGACTACCGTCGTTACACTTTTAGCCCGTGCTACATCTAAGTATGTGTTCTTCCAACTAGTCTTACCCCACCATAGTTCCTTTTTAAAGTCAGTTAGGTCTTCTCCATATTGTAATTTATCTGTGGTAGCAGATAGATTAGCTTCACCAAATAACTTACCTAAATCGTTTTCTAATTTATTTAAAGTATCTAATAAACTAACTATGGTCATATCTTTTGGGAAGTTTTCGTTTATTAACCCTTTCTTTATATATAAACTGTAAACTTCAGATAGTACGTCCATACCTCTTGTCGCTGTTATTTTTGTGCCCTCTGGACTAGTTTGTGATGGGTACATATATGGAGCGGTAAGAGAATGGTGCATATTAACATCTCTTAATAAAGCTATGTGATTACCTATAAAATCACAGGTAACTAAATAATCACCACTTGCTGGGTCAAACCTAGAAGTAAATTTAGTTAAAGTTAGTTGGTACTTAACAGCTTTACCGTAATAACCTTTAACTACCAGAAAAAACGTTGGGTATGGTAGGTGGAAAAAAGCTGTGTAAGGTGTATTTGTTCTAGCTTGTTCAAATAATGTTTTACCCCTAACATCTGTAAAATTAATTTGTACTGAAGGTATATAACTAGAATCCACCTTTATGGATATTGAGGTTATTCCGAATCCTTGTATATCTTTTTCATTTTGTGTTCCTATAACCTCCTCATCTTCATTTATAAGTTTCTTGTTTATTTCGGGGTTAGTGAATCCTTCGGTCCAGTCACTATTTAACTTATTAGTTCCTTTTGGTTTTAAAAAATTTAAGTCCCCTTCAAATATGTCAACGACAACTTTATCACCATCTCCAATACCAGATATTATTTTACTCCTTGGGAATATTTTTGCTGTTAGATTTACATACATGACTAGGTCTTCATGAGCAACTAACCTATCTTTAACCTGTCCACCAATAACTACCTTATTAGGGTCAACTACTACTAAGTTATTACCTACAGGGTCTGTATATATATTTCCGGTATTTATTTTATCTGCCATAATAGAGGAAGTGTTGGTCTATTTTTGATTTATATTCCTCTAGTGATGCTATTAATGGGAATGGTATACGTAACATGGTTCCGTCTGGTATATTCCATTCTTGTCCACCATAAGATGGGTTAGCTAACATAATTAACCATCCATAATATGGTACCCCATAAAATTGTTGTGATATTTTATCCATTCTACTTCTACCTACTTTATATAACACTTCTTTATCACTAGTATTTTCGTCTAATACTATTGTGGGTACAATAACAAAATCACCATTTTCAATAAACTCACTATATCTATTATAATAACCCATAATTAACTAATGTATAGTTGTTCTAATTTCTTAAAATTAAAATCATTATTGTTAGAACCAACATTACGACTAACCAAATTGTTCCTAACTAAACCTGGACCTACCCCAGTTGTGACTACTGAATACCCAATATTAAAATCTCTATAATAGTTATTTAGGTTACCATCTAAATCTGAATACCCATTAATTAAATTATTAGTTATCTTATTCTCCATGTTTGACATATCATACCCAAGCCATGATATAACAATATCATCTAATAGTGTCTTAAATTCTACGTATATTTGATACCTAATCCCGTTTATACCTTCAGGGTCTATTTTTAATAATTTATCATACATGTCACCATCCCTATATTTTAATATTTTATCTAATTGGTTTTTATAATTGCCATTAAAGTTAAATGTAATAGTGTCATTTGTACATATTTTATTCGAGAAGAATAGGTACTCACTTCCACCAGTATATACTCTACTGAATGTTGGTGTTATATTTTTAGTTATATATGTATTTAAAAAACCTATACTATTATTGTATTCGGTTCTTAGTGTTGTAACGTCGGTAGTTGCAGTTAGTTGGTACGCTCTAACTTTACCCCCTCTTGGTGTTAAAAACCTACCATCATAACTATTATTTGTTATAAAATTTAATTTGTCTGCTACATCTGTCAAGTTTCTTTGTTGTGCCCTAAAACTATTAGTCATAGACATAATTCTATTTGTTAAATTAGTTAATTGTTCTTCTAAAGTGTCTAATAATATATTTTTTACATATAATTTTTCTTCAGCTAAAACTGATGTTGTATTTAGTTTTGTTTGGATTAGTGTTGTTTCTGTTAATATACTATTCTTTAGTTGTGTATAATCTGTTGTTATTCGTCCGAAAATATCATTCGGTATGCCTACTAGTGTAGAACTACCAGTCCCTAATGTACCTGTATTAAATCTTCTATCATACATAAATTCTTCCACCAACCCTAGATTATATTGTAAAAATAATAATTCTATTCTATTTCTAAGGTCTAATGAATATGCCTTGCTTCCGTCTACAAACGAATTTAATAAATTTTTATATTTTATCTTTGCCATATTATTCTGTAAATTCTCCTATAAGATTCCCGTTCATATCCATTGCTCCTGCGGTTATTAATGTCAGATTTTCAGCTATAAATTCTTCTGCAGCTGTTCCTGTAAGTTTTTTAGATTCTTCATTTGTTGTAGCTGTTGGTTCATATAATTCTGTATTAGCAAAATAATTATTACTTAGAGCGTTCTGAAGTTCTGAAACTGGACCTTCAAGACCTTGACCTCCAATATATTTAAAGTTCATAGATACGTTGGCTATCATAGGTTGTACACCTATCCCTTCTGGATTTAAATCATATATTAGTGGGTCGTATGTAAAACTTACAGAATCGACAACAATTTTTGTATGATAAAAATCACCTACCCTTAATACACATATTGGTGGTGTCCCAAAAGCTGTATTTTCGGCATCCACATCTTTTAATCCATCCTCTGTTTTAGTTTTTATTGTGTTCCCAGGTCTCGTACATTGTAATAAGAATGTTAACCTACTATTAAGACCTTCTGGGGTTGTTGAGTGAAATGATGGGTGAAAATACTTTAACTTACTCTTAAGTGAATTATATATAAATTCGTCATTCTCTTCCAAATATTTAAAATAGTTTTGTTCTCCTAATAATTTAGCTAAGATTTTATCTGCTTTAAGGCTCCAATCTGCTGGTTTTTCTTCTGTATTTGCATTTATAGCGGCGTTATTTGGGTCGGTGTTATCTGGGTCATCTGAACCTTCTTCTTCTACTACTGGGTCGGTTTCTGTACCTTCTTCTTCTATTACTGGGTCTGATGTTGTTCCTGTTACTGATTCGTTAGTCTCTTGAATTGGGCTGGTTTCTCCCTGACCATCGTCTGCTGCAGCCCCAACTAAATTCGCTAAGTCATTAATATCATCTAGTGAAAAGTTACCGAATCTTTCAGCTAGTTCCCATATATCATATTTCTTACATCCAGCAAAAAATGAATCTAATATTCTATCTGCTATAAAATCTGGTTTGTTTTTTAACTCTTTTTGAGCTATAACGTTAAGTATTGATGGGTGGTCTACTACTATTTTAAAAGATAGTGTACCAATTCTTTCTGTGTAATTGTATGTGTATATTGGTTCTGGTCTACCTAAGAAATTAATAGAATTCCATTGTGCGGAATTAGTATCACCGATGCTCATTTCATATGGTGGAAACCACATAATCCTACCCCCGTTAGGTCCTTTCTCTGCAGCTGGTAACGAAGTCTGTTTTTCACTACCTCTCCACGCTAAATTTTCAATAGAGAACATATACTTCTTAACACCGTCTTTGGTTACATTACCGTTCTTACCGTTAACTTGCATTATTGGTGCTATACTTAAATTTAGTAGGTCGTCTAGAACAGCGTTATCACTACCCCTTAATAGACCACCACTTTTCTGTAAGTTTTTAAATTTATAGTATGGGTTATCTTTTGTCCACGTTCTACAATATTCATTACCTGGTGTTAACCCCATTTCATACCATTCTGGGTCTTCGTTTTGAACCAGTCTCGCTCCTGACCCCTTAGGTATGTCCTTATATCCATCATTAAACACCACAGAGGTTTGGTCTATTGCGTTACCTACATGTTTTCTTCTAGCTCCACCCATCATAGGTGCTGAATCTATTAAATTTTGTGTCTCATCTAATATCCCACCTTTTCTTTTTGGTTTTTGATTAGACCTTGTTTGTAACATATTTGCTGGTGCATTTAGTGAAGCGAAAGATGTACTACCAAACCATGTCCAACCACCAGCTAAACTTCCACCACCAATATATGTCCCCCCTTGTAACCCAAAAAAGTAATGTCCCCATAAAGCTTTCCCATCTACTGTTTCTAATTCTTTAGCTAACGTTGATGGTCCGTATACTAGGGCTCCTGTTGGTCTCCCAAACTCGTCTCTAGGTACAGCGTCCATAGGACTTTGTATTTTTCCTGGTTCAGATTTTTTAGAACCAACATAATAAAATGGTTCAACTTTATTAACACCTTTCTCTACTCTAGCTCTAGAATAATCTGGTCTATATATATTATAGTTTAAGGAACCAAACAACCTAGATTGTTGGTCTTTGCCCATATATTCTATAAACTTATCACTAGGTACTGGTATAGATGCTGTATTAGATGGAATATCATTACTACCTGGTGTAAAAATATTTATAATAGCGTTAGCTGTAGCTTGTATATTACCTATTTCACTAGTATAATTAATTCTATTACCTATAAGTCCGTTTATATCTGGCACAAAAGGTGGGTTTAAGTAATCACCTGGTATATTAGAGTCACCATAATATAAATTTGCTATCCTAGAAAGGTAATCTGTACCTTTTACAATATCTTTACCCGGTGAAGTACTTATGTTAAATTTTGCACCACCATTGTCACTAGTATCATATAATTCTTGTGCTTGGTTATACCCAAGGTTCCTTCTTAAATAACCTGAGGATACTTCAACTAAGTGACTATCACCCAATATCTTACTATTTAAAGTACTTATAATTCCGTTGGTTATGTTAACTGTTTCTAATATTTCTGATGGTGTATAATTGGCCGATATAAATGTTTTAGGTTGTAGGGAATTTAGTGTTACATACTCTACTCTACTATCACCAAATAATTTATTAACATTTATTGTTTGTACATCACTGTACCCATCTTCAGGGCCATACATATTATCTAAAAATAAACTTTTTTGTTGTTCTTGGCTTTCTTCTCCTACAGTTTTTTGGTCTTTTACATTTGTAATATTTATTGTAGTTTCTTTTTCCCCTGGGACTTGTACCCCAAATGAAGGTGTTATAGGGTTAGATTCAGCAAGATATGAGCTTTGTAGGTTTTTACCCAATAAAAATTTTCTTAGGATTTCAGTGCTACTAGTGCTTATAGAATAGTCTCCTAAACCATATGGATTTTGTGTTCCTGTATTTTTACCTACACTCATAATTATTATTTTATTATAAATAGACTACTACTACTTTATACTTATCTACCCGGTACCAAGTTTAGTTTGTAATAATTTTTTTAATTGTTGTATATTACCAGTACTTAATTGTTGTATTATTCTGTTTATGTCAACGTTAGCTGATTCGTTATTACCTTCAAATTTAATTGTACCCTCAACTAATAAAGGGGTATCAGTACCAGTAGTTACAGTAGTATTACCCTCATTTACTACATTATTTAATGTTTCAGTCCTATTAGTTATATCACCACCTAAACCTTCGTCTAGTTTGGTCCCACCAATAATAAGGTCATCTTTACGAAATTTAATCGCGTCTTCTCCTGGTCTTAGAATAAAATCAGCATTTGCTGGACCTCCTGTATCTAACCCTAATATATCTAAAGCTGGTTTCATTGTATTATTCCACATATCATCACTCATATCAGTTCTTAAGTCACCCAACATAGTCTTTATGTTCTGTGCATCACCACTAGCTAATATATCTAACTGTTCATCGGTTAATAATTCCATTTTACCAGCCATTGTTTGGGAGAATGATTTCATTAGGATTTCACGGTCATTACCACCCATATCTCTAACCATTGTTCTTACACCACCATCTAACGCTGCTAAGTATTGATTTGCTTTTTCTGCTGTGGTAAGTTGTTGAGCATATATGTCACTATCTGACATACCTTCTTTTCTTAACTTTTCCATTTGTTCTTCGGTTAGGTCAGCTACATCAACCATTTCTTCAATTCCTGGTATTTTAACTTGTGCTGTACCATGCTCACCAATCTGTGCCATCGAAGCAATTAATTCCTTATCCGTTTCAGACATGTCACCAACAAATTCTAATTCAGAGAATACTGCAGCTCTTCTAGCTGATTTTATAGCTACGTCAGCTAATTCTTGATAATCCATACCCATGGCTTTTGCTTGGTCTCTTAGTTGTCTTCTAGCTCCTGGTGATATTACAAATTTATTAGTCTCTTTATCAAATGTTGCTGAAGCTGCTGCTGTATCTACTATAGCTTCCTGTAGACCTTCTAGGTCATTAGTTGCCATATACATCAATTTAAATGGGTCTGTTAAATCTCCTACAGCTCCCCCAATAACTTGCATTTGTGCCGCAAAATCAATTGCTCCCTCTGGGTCTAAGAAATTCTCAGCCAGAGAAGTTACTTTACCCATTTCTAAACCTAAAGCTTGTCCTCTAGCAACCATTCTTGCTAAACCTTCAACCCCACGTTCAAAACCATATGTATTAATTAATTTAAGTTCACCAGACATTTGACCTAAGAAGGTTTCCATAACAACACCAAACTCTCTACCAGTTTGTATTATCTCTGACATTGCGTTATCAGTTTCATCTACTTTACCAATAGCATCACCCAAACTATAACCAACAGTATCAAAAGCGTCTGACATAGCAGCCATATCCAATCCTTGAAATGTTTTTTCTAATAGTGTAGCTCTGGAAATTGTCTCTTGTGGTATAGATAGGTTTCGACCTATTGTCATCCCAATCTTCTCAAAGGTCTCATATATTTGGTCTGCCGTTATACCATATTTTGCCATCTCAACACCGGCTTGATTCATTTGGTCTATGGTGTCAAATAGTTGTTCATTTGACATACCTAATTTTTGTGAAATGCCTAGTCTAAGGGTATCTTCTAATGCTACCATATCTAATATGGTACCCATATGTTTGTCCATTTCCTTTAGGTTTATGACACCGTCTTTCATCATCTTCATCATGCCCTCCAATTCACCAGTACTGAATCTACCTCTTGGTGTTCTTTCTTCTGCCATTTCCCCTAGGAACTTTAATGTATCTGTACCACCACCAAGGTTTGGTCCTCTAGAGGTACCTTTTCCATAGATTGGGTTTCCTCTGGCGTCAACACCCTTGTAGGTACCTTTACCTTCAACATAATCACCAACATCTGGTGTGGTAGAATATGAAGGTAATGGGTTAATTACCCCATTTTGTTTTGCTAAATTATATGATACTGGATTCCCTTTGGTCCCATATCGTTTAATGGACCTAACTCGGGATTGGTGGTCTGGTTCGTCTTTATAGTT